CTAAATTCCTTAAATTTTCATTTAAGTTGTCTTAGACCATTGTCCCCGATACCGGTACCCACCTCACGGTGGCGTGGATCAACCAACAGTGTCAAAATTGTTGATGTATCGAACCGATTAAAGTTTCCATCAAAGAAGTCCTGAATCTTCGATTCAGAACCTCTTTGAGATCACTCTGATTCGTCAGAATTGATCGCTAAGATGGAAGGCTTTCTTAGTCTGTCTAAACATCAAATTTCATTACTTAGAAAGTTAATCAAAGTAATGAATTTGATATGAAAACGCTCTGATAAGAGATCCGAGAAAATTATCAACTTAAAGTTTCTCCGTAAACACTTTCTCAAAGTGATAACGGATCAGTCTCTAAGTAGCTGTCCAAATACAAAATTCTGTAAATGGGTCGCTCAAGATAAAAGTCTCAGATTAATTAACCTCAGTGCCTTAGAAGATGCTTGTACAGATGATCACATGGCCACCGCAGTATTGACAATACTGTGACGGGCACGTGACGTTGTACAAGAACCCTCTGCTGATCTTTCAACTGTAACTGATAGCCTATCAGTTCCAGAAGAAAATATTAGCCAACTTTGTGAAGAGATATCACAAAATTGAAGAAACTACGGAATAGGAAGGAATGAGTTGATGTACTGAAATGTTTCAATTTATCTATATTGGAGTGTCAAAGCAGGTCCTTTCGGAACTGCGATGCTCTCCGCTGTAGAAGAACTGAAACATTACAGTGAAAGTCAACGCGTAGTGCTTGATGAATTTATCAGACATTACGCGCCACCCTTTGGTGAAATCAAATCTTGGATTTCGATGCAAAATTTGATTAGCCCATCTTCTCAAAAGTCCATGAAGCAGTACATTAGAAGGCTTTCTGCAATTGCAGATTATGAGGGGAAAACCCGCATAATAGCAATTGGAGATTACTGATCTAATGTTGCTCTCAAACCAATACATAACCTACTAATGAACGGTTTAAAATCAATTAAATCGGACATGACGTATGGTCATCATTTGATAAGAGAACAGGTTCAATCACATCACAAAGCCAATAGAAAAGGTTTTTCTATTGATCTAAGTGCTGCGACTGATCGACTGCCTGTGGACATTACCGTTAAAGTCATTCAAGAATATTTCGATGACGAAGTCATTGGAATATTATGAAAGAGATTAATGGTTTCTTTTCCATTCAGAGCAAAGTTTGCCTCACAAATTGATGTAAACTATCAAGTAGGCCAACCTATGGGACTTTACAGTTCCTGACCGTCTATGGCTATGACTAACCATGTCATGGTCCGGATGGCTGGAAATCGCTTAGGTATTAATAAGTTCGGCGACTACTTAATCATTGGAGATGACATAGTCATTTACAATGAGAAAGTAGCCTATGAATATATTAGTATTATAGAGTCAGCTGGAATTCAATGAAAACCAGCTGATTCTATATGACCTAGGTCATCTCACCCTTGTGAAATAGCCAAAAGGGTATTTCGCAATGGAATTGAGGTGAGCTCTATCCCATGAAATCTTAGGAAAACAAACGAAGGTTTGTTTTACTACTATTTATTGAGTAGAGGCGACAGTAAAAGCTTGCTTACAAGATGCATCCTTGAGAGTACCTCGGTCTCTCTTAACGCAGCATTGTTGATGAAGTACTACGAAAGCAGAACTGACTGGTTGGTCAGCTTTACTTCCGGAGGACTTCCTCAACACGATACCTCTGTAGGTTCAACGTCTGCTGTCGCAGACGAGATGAGCTACTTTGTGTTCGACGAGAGCTATATAACATGATATCTCTTCATGTTATATTGCACTCATTGTGAAAGCGTTAGTCGTGATTTATGAAACGATATGAACAACCTTTCCGGTTGCTCAAATCGTAAACTTATAAATCACGTGAGGAAGCAGAAATCTAGCGGGCATCATACCGCTTGATCATGGTCTGAAATTCTAGCACAAAGAAAGTTCTTCAACCTCGCGGTTGAACACTCTGTTTATGCTTCTCAACAATTCCTTGATAAAGATGGGATAGACACTTTTAGTAGTCTTTGACTAAAAGACGCTAAAGGTGAATCCCATTGAATCAAATGGGGATTCGTTGAAGAGTTTCAAAGTTTGACAGATCATCATAATGCTATAAAAGATTTGATTCTAATACAGCAAAGTGATATTCTGACAAACCCCATACATCAGATTCAAAACGTTTGAATTCTTAAGTGAGAGTCATCACTTTCACGTTTAAATTCAAGTGAATTGAACCATCTTAACCGTTTTCTAATTTCCCAATTAAAGAACGACTAGATGTAGAGGTGACAGACTAAGACCGATTGACGCCGGTGAGACAGCGTCAAGGAATAGACATCTACGGATGTCGGGGTCCTGACTAGGGGAGTC